GAGCAATGATTAGACTTACGTCAATGCTGTGGATACCTTCAGCTACTGCACTACGTAGAATACCCTCAGTAAGACTACGAACATCTACACCTTTATCTAACAACATCATAGCTGTGTCTAGTCTTTCTACATTGTTAAGACGTGTAAGGTGTAGGCGTAGTGCGTCCTCTGGATCAGTGATCTCTGGTGGTCTTTCGTATGGTCTACTCTTAGGTTCAGCAGTAAGGGACTGACCAGGGATAGGAGCACTGAATAGCTTAGGGCTTGGCCTACCTGCAGGTTTCTTTAACTGGGGTTTAGCTTTAGGCTTTGGCCTTGTGTCACACTTAACTGGTTGCTTAAATACTTTAGCAGCCTGTGCATTCATTGTTTGTTTTTGTGGTGCTAACATTTTTACCTACCCATAATATCCTTTGAGACTACCAAGTGTAATTGGGCCATCATTCTTTGATCTCCATCCAGGGTTTGCTTTCCACTCTTTAGAGTTCTTTGAATAAACAACTGTACTGTCTGGCTTACCCTTTAAGTTTTTAGCTTTAGCAGGAGCAGCTTGCATTACAGCTAGTGGAACACTACCATCGTAGCCCCATCTTTCAAGATGTTTATCGTAGAGTTCTACTTGTTCAGAAGGTGATAGTTTCTCTATTGTCTTATAGTCTACATTCGCATCAGTAAACTTGTTTATATCTGTGATAGCATCTTTGCCAAACTGGAATAGAGTTTTATATCCTAGAGAGTTAACAGAATCAGGAGTCCAGTTAGACTCACCATCAATAATTTCATAAACTTCTCTTGTTGTAATATTATACTTTTCAGCTAGACGTTCCACAGATCCTATGAAGTCTTCATCACCAGATTCACGCTGAAGTTTTTTTGCACTGTCATCATAACTAATCTTACCACTGTCACCACGAAGTCTTGGTTGTGGGGTATACTCAGGGGGTCTAGATGCTATAGCATCCTCTCCATAGTTGTCTTCCAAGTCAGAGTAATCATCTCCAGATTTCTTAGATTTAGAAACTGCGTCTGACATTGTAGCTCTGTACTCATTCATGGCAGTTCTGTAAGAACCTACAGCCTCACCACCACTTACCTCAGGTTGCTTCATCCCTGGGATAAGGTCTGTATCAATCTGACCTAAGGCTCTCTTAGCTTGTTGCTTACCAGAACCTACAGCATGTTTACTTCTTTTACTTGCTATTCTTTCAGAGGCTTTAGGTTCACTCTGTACTGGCTGATTTAAATTATACATTATTTATTTCCTTAGTCGAAAATAGACTTAAAGTCAGAGGAGAAGAATACTTTAGTTAGAAGAGTACCTAACGCCTGGTCTTCCTGTGAGTCAAGTTGCTGCTGTACTGCTGACAACTGCTTATCACCTAGAAGAATACTCAGAGCACGATCAGCAGCATTCTCACTAGACGTGAAGCTATAATCCATCAGATCACGTTCTCTCTGCCAAATCTCATCCAATGTTTTAAGAGTAAGACCATTCACTGTTTGTGCGTAGTCCATATTAGATTCGTTAGCTGCAGCAGTATTGATAGTCGCCAGGTTTTGTCTCCACTGAGCATTCGCCTGTGCAACTACAAGATAGTTCTGTGCGTTAAACATCTCTCTCTGGTTTTGTAGACCTGCATTAAACTCCAGTAGAGCATTCACTTCATCAGCATTGAACTGTTTCATAGCATTCATCTGTGCTGCATTGAACTGATTGACTGAAGCTGCAAGGTTAGCAAAGAATTGGTTAGTTTGGTTTTCTGATGTAGCATTGAACTGTTGAGCAGCATTAGCTGCAGCCTGATCAGACAAGATGCTGTTTATCAAAGACTGTTGTTTAAACATAGCTGTCTGTTGAGCATTATTCAAATTAGCCATGTCTATCTGTAAGAAATTCTGAGCATTCTGAACTGCAGCCTGTTGCCTATTGTTCAGATTCTGAGTGTCCATTTGAGATAGAGCAGCAGCCTCTGCCATGATTAAGGCTTGTTCATTGCTTAAGTTCTGCAACTCCATTGTGTTTGCAGCTTTAGAGTTTTCTAAAGCAATCTGCTGGTCAGCAGTGAAGTTCATGTTAGCAATCTCAGAGACCTTAGCAGCATTCATTACCTTAGCTTGGAATGCTTGATCAAAGTCCATTTGCAAGAACTTAGCTCTTTGCTCTGCTTTAAATAGGGCAACCTGTTGTTTGTTGCTGGCATCAATCTGAGCGATAGGTAGAGCAGCTTCCATAGCAGCCTGAATGACTGCTTGTCCTGCCATACTTGAAGCACCTAGACCTCTAGCAGCAAGCATCTGTGATGCAGCCCTCATAGAACCTGCAGCCCAAGCAGGTGTTTCACCACCTTCAAACTGAGACATCAGGTTAGCTAGTTCACCTTGGACAGATGCAGCCTGTACTTCACCAGTACCGAATGCTTCACCTACTCTTGCCTGATCTACACCAGTACCAGTAACCATTTCCCCAGTTTGTTGGGTACGAGTAGGTGCACCAGTAACATCTACAGATTCACCTGCAGAAGAGGTAAGACCTGACACTGATGTTCCCTGTTGTTGAGCAGCAGTAAAACCTTCTTTTTGAGCAAGCTGTGCTGGTGTCATACCTTCAGTTGCTTGTTGAACGTCTGAATATGCTTGATTAGCTGTGACCTGCCCTGCACCAATCTTTTGTGGTGTATCAGCAGTTGTAACAGAACCAATTTGAGCTACTTCGTCAGATTGTACCATAGGTGCTGCAGCAAGTGCCTGACCTGCAGTAGATTCAATAACAGAGCCATACACATTAGGGTCAATATAAGACACAGGAGAAGCAGCTACAGCCCCTCCAGGGGCTACAGTTGATTGTGCAACTAAGTCTCTCTGTGCCTGTGCTAAACCTTCTGCACTGACATCCATTTGTCCTGCTGGTAACTCTGCATTAATAGAACCAGTTTCTGGTGACTGACTAGTAGCGTCTGCTGCAGCCTGTTGGTCTTGAATATTCTGTAGTGTTGTAGGATCAGTAATGTAAGACTGATATGCATCTTGGTATGCAGTCGCATCATACCCTGGGAGGTTCATATCTATGCCTTGCTGCTGTAGATAGTCACTATAACTAGGTAGACCTAGCCCAGAAAGACCTGCATCATTAGCAGCTTTAGCATTCATTGCAGTGTCATACGCCTGAGAGTATGTTCCATCAGGGTACTTAATCTTGTAAGTACCATCAGCAGCTTGTACAACAGTACCACCAGGTTGATAATTTAGGGCAGGGTTTACTGTACCCCCTGGATTAAACCCTTGGATCACACCACCTTGGTTTTGACCTTGTGCTGCAGCAGCAGTAGATCCACCCTGTGTCTGAGCTTCAGTCCCAAAACCTTGAACTCTATAATAACCAGGGGGAATAGGTTGACTAGGCACACCATTAATATGCTGCACATACATAGTCATACCAAATCTGTTACGATACATTACATTTTCAAATGCAGGAGCAGTACCAGCAGCTTGTTGTTCTACTAGTGTTTGTGGTTTATAAAGGTTTTGCTGATCTTGTGCTCTTTCTTGGAATCTTTCCTGCTGTAACCTAATACCTTCTTCATAAGTTGGAATATCTACTTCAGTTAGACCTGTGACACCTTCACCATAGACAGGAGTTACTGCCCCTATATTAGGTCTACTAACAAACTGTGGGCCACCATACCCCCCTGTATCCCCACCTGTCATTTGACCTGGTGATGCTCCACCATATCCACCTATATAAGCAGTTCCAGTTTTCCCTGCTGAAGAAGTATCTACAGGTTTCTTTTCTTTTAACTTTTTAATTAAGTCCCACTCAAGAATATTTAGTTCTGCTGCATCATAAGATCCTGCTGCTTCTACCCTACTATTCCAATAACTATCAGGGCTAGACTGCTCTCTTAGGATATCTTCAAGCTCTTTATGTTGTCTCTGAAGATCTGTTCTATTTGAAGTAGTTATTCTTGCTGCTGTATTGTTGGTTCCTATACCCTGTTCAGCAAGCTTTTCTGCTAAGTATATGCTATTTGCAGTATGGTTATTTGTAACTGTTACAACATTTGGGTCTATTCCTGCATCTATTAAGTCTTGATCAGTTGGTTGATTTTGATGTCTATCATATAGAATCTGTGCCCCAACATCTGTAGCAGTATTGTTACCATAAAATTGATTGTTATTTCCAGGAGTGTAACCAAAAGCTTCTAGCAAAGCATTCCTTTTTTGACCAACTTCATGAGCATTTTCCCCTGTGATACCAAGTTTGTCTATCGCAGCATTCATATCTGTCGAATTAACACCAGTATTCTGAGAAAGAAAAACTAGGTCTGCAAGGGCTGCTACATCTGCTTGATTAAACTGAGATGTATCTACGTTAAGCTCATTGTTCCCATACGCAAGTTGTGTATCACCTTGCTTATCGACATAAACAAGACTACCATCATCTAAAAAATCATGAGTATCTACTGAATTAACAAAGTCAATATCAGCTTGAGTCAAATCATTTATGTTGGTGGCTCTTGTTTCAAAGCCCCCCTCATTTACATAATTATCTGATTTTACATTGTTCTTATCTACTGATGACATTATCTAGCACCTTATAATGATAAAGTCTTCCTAAGCTTTGTCGTATCTGCTTTAGTAAACTCTTGGTAATTACCTTTTAAATTCTCTGGGAAATCAATAAATTCTATAGTTGCACCAGTCTTACCTGAGACTTCTAGGGCTACATCGTAGAAGCTACGAGTTTTACCTGTGCCAAAATTCCATATACCTGACTCGTCTATATCAAAGAACCTCTGATGATCCATCACAACTTTACCTACGTGGATAAAGTCTCTTAAATACTTAGGAGAACCCTTGAAGATCTTTATCTTACCAGTCGTCTTAGCCTGTTCCATAAACTTGGTGAAGGGGCTTGCTTGGTTTCCTTTGTGCTCCTCGTGGGGGCCATGTACGTTGAAGTATCTAAATATCTGAGTAGTGATATCAGCATTTCTAAACTCTACATACTTTTCAAACAATGCCTTACTACGAGCATAATGGTTCTGAGGATCAACAGGAGATGTCTCCTTGAAGTCTGACTTTAATCCATAGACTGAAGCACTGGAAGCAAACTGAAACTTAACGTTATGTTTGATGCACTCTTCATACAGCTTAATACTGAACTCTACATTCTGTCTGTATATACGAGAGATGTTTGTCTCAGTCGTGGAGCTAATAGCTCCTAAGTGTATTACCCAGTCCAGTCCTTTTACTTTAGGAAAGGACATGCCCCACTCATTCTTTACCACTTCGTGGTATGGTGACAGGGCATTGACCATGTTTTGCCCAATGAAGCCATTACTCCCAGTGACTAGTATTTTCATGCCTGACTGTCACCTTTTGCTACCCTGTAATTATCTTCTACAGAATCAGGAGTAGAGACCTCTAGGATTGTACCCTCTTCTAAGCAAATGATTTGATGAGGTACAAGAGTCGGATTCGTCCAGGCATCGCCCTCACCCAAGGACTCAACGTGTGTGGTGGCGTCCTCTGTGTCGATCCAAAGAACCTCAAACTTGCCAGATAGAACGTACCAACTTTCTTTCTTATCTTTGTGGAAGTGCATAGAGAATTTAGCACCAGTATTAAAAGATAGAAACTTACTACAATACTCGTCATTTGTTACCCATATAAGTTCAGAACCCCAGCCCTTCTTAACGAAGCCTTCAAGTCTCATGTTGTGTTACCTCTGCTAGTGTAGGAGCATAGACTCCTCTGTGTTGGACAGTTATGGCTGCTGCATCCATTGCAAATTTTATAGCCTTGTCTATATCATAAGTATCTAGATAGTTGAATACAAGACCTGCAAGGAATGTATCTCCTGCACCACACACATCATGAGTTTCTACACTGGGGGGTAGGTAAGTTCTGTTCTTATACTCGACTTTCTTTGAGCCATACGTGACGATTAGTTCGTCTGTTAGTGTTTCTGCTGCCTCCAGTTCATACTGGTTTATCTTTACAAAGCAGCCATCAAACTGAGCTAGGTTGGTCTTCTTAGTATCTACAAAGATAGGGCCATTATACTTAGCTCTGAAATCTTTTATGTCGTTATCTTCTATAAAACCTTTGTTGTAGTCTGAGATAACTACAGCATCATACATACTTACGTCTTCGTCTGCTGTATCTATGTGCTCAGTCTTAATCTTTTCGTCTACTCTGATCAGTTGCTGACCAGTCTTATCCTCAAGGTATCTGTGCTTACGTTCTCTGTACTCTGTTATGATGTCTACCCTAGCACCTAGATTAACTAGGTTGTTGTAGACGTTGTAAGCCATACCTCTTTTGATTACAGTTGAGGTAAGATCAAAGACAGGAACAGGTGCCTCTGGGCTTATTCTGGTTACAGTGCCTGTGTGATATTCATCATAACAACTGTCGCCTAGTAATAAAATCTTCGATTGTTTTTGTGGTAGACTGCCCATTGGTTCTCTCGTAGAATACTATTTCTTTACAGTACTCCTCCCCAAGTATTGTCTTCCCCTTCCAATCAGATCCTTTTACCATTACATCAGGCTGATAAGCTTTTATAATCTCTACTAAGTCCTCGTCTGTATCAAATACTCTAACACTATTGACAGGCTTCAACATAGACATTATATGTTTACGTATTGACAAAGGATTAAAAGGTCTCCCAGTACCCTTGTTATACTCAATACGCCTGTCTGTGTCAATAGCTACTAACAAATGACCACCTAACATCCCTGCAAAATCAAGGAGATCTAGGTGCCCAGAGTGCAGTACATCGAATGCACCATTAACAAAAACTTTCTTCATGAGGTAAAGATCCTAATATGTCCAGATTTAAACATATTATTACACAAGAACCAAGTCAACAACCTCAACAAGAGTTACCACCAGATTGGCCTACAGTCTTCCCTAAGTCTATTGTAGGTCTAGATCGTGATGGTGTTATCAACGTAGATAAAGGACACTACATCACAGACCCTGAAGACTTTGAGGTGTACCCTGAGTCCCTGGCAGCTATCCACAAGCTTCGTATAAAAGGCTACAAAGTGGTAATATTAACTAACCAGGGGGGTATTATTAAAGGTCTACAAACACATGAGCAGGTAGAAGCTGTACATCAACGTATGTTTGAAATCTTTGGTAATGCAGGTATCTACACTATTGATGGTCTCTTCTACTCTGAATCATCATTGAAAGAAGATATATATGCCAAGCCTAACTTAGGTATGTTTCACAGGGCAGAGAAAGAAGTATTTGGTGGAAAGATTAGGTTCAAGGATAAAGGTTTTTATGTAGGTGATAAGATGTCTGACCTTAAAGCTGCTGAGAGAATTGGTGCCACCCCAATCTTAGTAAGAACTGGTCATGGGGTGGACACTGAAGGAGAGCTAAAGAAGTTCTCAAAAGAGAAGTTAAGAAAGAAGACTAAGGTTTTCGATAACCTCCTTCAATTTGTGGATAGGCTACCTTAAGCAGCCTCTTCCTTTACTTCTTCAATTACTGAGTCATTGTGAGGGTAGTGAATTAACTTACCCATCTCTGGTAGATACAAGTAATTGATGTCTGAGTTTTTAATTGTTCTCATTGCATCGTCCAGTGTTTCTACCAGTGGCTCACCTGCTAGGTTGAAGCTAGTGTTGAACAAGATAGGTACACCAGTAATCTTTCTGAACTCATCAATCAGAGTATGGTATGTTTCATTCTGCTCTTTAGTCACAGTCTGAATACGACATGTACCATCTACGTGTGTGATAGCAGGACACTCACCATGCTTTTCTAACTTGAAGTCCATTGCATACATCATGAATGGTGACTCTTCCATTCCATATGTCTCGAACCATTCCTCAAAGTGCTCCTGCATCATGGAGCCAGCAAATGGTCTAAACCACTCACGTCCTTTGACCTTGTTCACAGTATCCTTACCATTAGGATCTGTGGGATCGTACAAAATAGAACGATTACCCAATGCACGAGGTCCAGCCTCAGAACGTCCTTGATAAAGAGCTACGATATTCTTCTCAGAGATAAGCTTTGCTACATCAGCAGGTTTTACTTTCTCTGTTTTAATATCACCAAAGTCATACTCTTCTTCACGTTCAGGACCAAGGTACAGAGTTTTTAGTGGACGTTTTGTAGTGTCCTTAGTTTCTGTGTAGTGTGCTAAGTATGCCAATCCAATAGCTGTTCCACCATCATGTGAAATAGGGTCAACAAAGATATTAAGGTCAGGGAAACGTTTCTTGTAGTAGTAGTTTGCTACACAGTTAAGGCCATAACCACCAGCAATAACAATGTTCTTTTTGCCAGTCATCTTAACAGCTTTTTCAATCAAGTCACCTACAAGAGTCTGTGTTTCGTCTTGTACTGCCCAAGCTAAGTTTTTAGCTGCATCTGTTACTTTACTAGGATCAGTGTGCCAAGTCTGAGGATCTTCTGTAAGAGCTAGGTAGGGGTGGCGACTATGATCAATATGAGCACCAGCAGGATAGTTAGGGATAAATACATTCTTATTTCCTCTACCATTGAAGAATAGGCTAGGAATCATTTCATCGTACTTCCCATAAGGTGCAAGACCCATAGTCTTACCTGCTTCAATATAACCAAAACCAAGGTAGTGTGAAACAGCCTCATAAGCTTTTACAAGAGTAATTGCTGAGTCCATTTCTATTTCTTCACCAATCAATCTTTGAGTATCTTGATTACCCCCAAACGACTGGAATACAGGTTTAATTCCTACCTCATAGTCACAATTAAAAATACTCTCAGTTTCAAATCCAGGGTTCTTTGCTCCCTCTTCATTGAATTGAATCTCGTGTCTACTGCCAGAACCATCTACAATGACTGCTGCAGCATCTTCAAAACCTGAAGCATAGAATGCACCTGCTGCATGACCAAGGTGATGTAGGTGGGCAAGATTAAGGACTTGTACATTTGGGTTATGCTTACGAACTAAAGCACTGTAAGGATCTTCACCAGTCCAGAATAGTTGTGGCATTTGGGGAGTAGTCCCACCAAGGATAAGGACATCTATGCCATACTTAAGTCCTTCGATGATACCCATGAATGGGTTACCATCATATTTATTACGAGATAGACGTTCCTCTTCAACGTAGAACTTTAGTTCACCATCTACTAATAAAGCAGCAGAACCATTATGACCTGGGTTAATTGCTAGGATATTCATTTTACTTCACCTTCTTTTCGATGTCTTTTACAATGTCAGCATACATCTTGTTTATTTCGTCATCTGTAAATTCTACAGTACCTTCATTTGCTCTATCTGCCAAGTGAGATTCTAGCCCTGAGATACGAATAGGTGAGTAAACTTTTGGAGTATCCCTTTCTATGATGTTGAAGTGGTTAGGGTACGTAGTGTTTATAGCAAACGTAGACCCTATAATTACTGTGCCAGGTTTGTTGAATGCTCTAGCCATGTGCTGACCTGCAGAATCACATCCAATAAAGTAATCTGCTGCATCAATAAATGCTGACCACATACGAAGATCTGCTTCAGGCTTCATGGTGTATGTGTCTTCAGGCATCCAGAAGTTTTTCTCAGCAAATAAAACTAGGTTATATTTTGTTGCTAGTTTCTTTGCTAATTTAAGATACGTATCTGGATTAATAGAACGAGAAGACTGATCAAGCAAAACACCTTCTTGTGGTTTTTCAATAGATCTACCAAAAGGCTGTATAACAATAGTCTTCTGCTTCTGTTGCTGCTGTCTGACAGACTGCATAAAGTTAGCAGCTTGCAACTCTTCGTTTCTATTTGTTTTAAGAACAGGAGAACCAAGATCAGAATGATCATCAGTCTCATTGATTAAGTAATCAAAAGCTTCAGCAAGAGACTTTTCTTGTCTGTAGTACCCTGGAACTCTGTATGGTTCTGGAGAAATAACTCTATCAGCATCCATAAAGAATTGTTCAAAGGCACCCTTTTGATCTGGGTTAAAGACTTTATCATGTAGTTCTGGAATACCCCAGTACAGAGAATCCCAACCCATAACCATAATTCTAAAGTCTTTGTTTTTCTTTGAGTACTTGATGAGGGCAGGAATAGCTGCTATAGCCCTACCTGCACCACCATCAATCATAAAAACAGTTTTCATAGTCTTCTTCTTTTTATTATTATCTTTACAGGGCCATTACAGCCCTGGTGAATTTTATCATAAGTGAGAGCTTATTACAATATCTCTGCGTAATATTTATCAAACCAGTACTTAACTGGTCCTGATAGACCTTTCAAGCAACAGCAGGGTTGACATAGATTAGAGAAGTAATTGTCATGACCTGAATGTCTAACACGTCCACAAGAATCACTAATAAAACATTCAGCTTCCCTACTACCCCCTGTGTCGTATCCTATAATTCTTACTTCTCCAGATGGATTTGTAAATCTTCTATGATCTGCTACACCCCTAAATAGGTTTTCTGTACAAATACAGATCAGGGCTGTTGGGACAGCAGCAAAGTTTTCACAAGTAAGACAAGCACAGGAATTAGCTAGATTACAACATATATAAACATTCCCATTATCAACACAGCAAACTTTAAAGCAACAGAAACCACAGCAACAATCATAACTAACCATGTCTAACATAGTTTCGCAGCAGTTAGTTGGCGAATCAATGTAAGAATATCTGCAATAACAAACACAGGTTGTACTTGTATCCCAAATCTGCCATCTGCAAGCACTACACCAGCATGTTCCACCCCAAGTGTAAACATTTGTACAACCACAAGTAAACTGACAGGTAATATCTACTGTGCAATAGAAGCATGGTGCAAAGTAAGAATAAACTTCCTTGTCAATTTGACACTGGTTATTACAGTAAAGAGCACAACCAATATCGTGACAACCAAGGACCATTTCAATGAAACATTTTACCCCTGCGTCTTCTTCAAACATTTCTGTACACTTTAATGGTTTTGAGTAAGGAACTCTTCCTACACCAAAGCTAGGATTAACCCTATTCAAACCTTCTTTACAGTTAGTACAACAGCAAGTGTTTCTATATACGCATCCACCTATTTGGCATGGTCCAAAGTAACCCATACAAGTACCACAGGTCAGACAAGTACCACATGCTCCACCAGGACAGTTACAAATCCTACAAGAGGATAGTATAGCCATTCCATCTGCAGCACCTACATTAGGGGTAACTATATAACTGAAACCACCTTCAGAAAGGCTGTCACCATACGTTCTACCCACCATTGCCACTCTTTTCTTAATGTAAGGGCCAGAGTTACAGGTGTTAGTACACATGCAGAAATTACCTGCAGCTTTTAAGCATCCATTTGCGTCTGTCCAATCAAGGGTTCCCCAACAACATAGACCACAGCAAAGACCTGCAATACATTTTTCACCTGAAGTAGGCCATAGAGTTTCTACTCTAGTTATACAGCAATTCCAGATATCCCAACAGACTGCACCAATCCATTTAGTTGTCCTTGCAAGTGTACCAGAATAATAAGCTAAAGAGTAGAAAGTAACTAGGTGATCAGTCTCTGGGTTGATATAGTAAGTATCTCCAAAGCAGTAAGGATCACTTAAACATGGTGTTGGGAAATCAAAACGTAAATCACAACACGCAGATGTATTTGCTAAACAACCTCCAGTAAGTGTTGTCCACAAACTACAAACTCTTCTTGGTGTAGTACTAGTTGTATCGTAGGTGCAGCAGAATGCACATGATAAGCAATTATAAGCAGTACCAGAAGTTAGGTAAACACCTTGAACCCCACCTAACAAACATTTAGTTTTAGTGTATAGACATGCTGAGTGTAAAAGAGTGACAGGTTGTACACCTACAAATTTTAAATTACATTCATCAAAAATAGAGAACCTAGAAGATCTACACCCATTTTGATTGTAAGGTAAGAAGTAGATAATTCCTGGGCAATTACATGATCTAATTGCACACATAGGGTAACCATCAACACTTGAAGTGCTTTCAGAGAAAACATTTCTACGTTTATGCCTATCCCTTGGAGCCTGTCTATAAGTTAGAGGAGCAACACCAAACCAGTTTCTTGTACCGAATACTGCCTTATCGTATTCTGCACCTGATACTTGGCAGTCGTACCAACCTAACCAATAAATTGAACACACAACACAGCCATTTGTTGTGTTTATAACCTCAAGTGCTGGGTATGGGTTGGACCCATTGACGCATATCCCAGTACTTAAACTACACAGAGTACTGCAGGTAAAACAGTCCCAACCAGATCCACAGTTTTGATCTGGGAAATAGACGTGGAACATACAACAGTTATCTTCTGAAGACCAGTAAACACCTTGACCACAGCAGAAATTATAAAGACCCCCTTGTCTATAACAACAGTTCCAGTCTAACATTCTTAAGTAAGCTATTGAGTTACATGCAGCTTCATACGAAAATCCTACCTTAAGTCCTGATGAAGAGCATGTTCCCTCTTTTGCAATGTAAGCAGAAGGACTGGTCTTGTCGTAGGATGGACATTTAGAGATGTAAGACCATTGACGCATAGCACAAGGTGGACAACATACAGTTGTACCTCCTACTATAGTGCTTGAAAGAAATCTTGGACAAACACCTGCGATATCTATACCTGTTTGCCTCTTAAAATGAGCACCCCCCATTTGGTTAAGTTTTTCTTGTGGCATACAAGTTGAATTAAATGGGCTGCACCAGGCACGAGCTATATCACAAACTTCATAACCAAAACTAGAAATATAATCTGTGCAAACTTCAAAAACGTAGCAGGTGCATCCAACCTTATGTACTAAAGGACTTTCTAAGTATGAATCTAAACAATTTCTTAAAGGAGCAATAGGTCCATTCACCCCTCTCCCTATAAAGTTCATATAAAACAAACTATTTTCAGGAACCCAATTTGGAGAGGAAGGGCAAAGTGAAGGAGTTATATGAAAGTTTGTATATAAAAAGTTATTACCGTACTTATCAAAGTGTATTGAGGTTATACTTGCAGTACAACCACAAGATACAGAACCAGTTGGACTACAGTCAAAGTTGGTATGACAGATTGAACCATCTTCAAAAAATTCCCAAGAAATACCTTGGCAGCAATAAGATGGTATTGATACAACACAAGTGTGATCACCACAAAAAAGATTACTGTAACCATGCTGCCCATCACAATTGGGTGCCCCTTGTTTAGATAAAACACACCAGTACCTGGTTAATGCACCACAGGAACAGTCCCAAGGATATTTCCATTGACCAGCCCAACACACTTCTGCTTCGTATTCACATTTATAGTAAGGTAAGCATCTACATATTTGTAAGTTACAAAAACCATCATTTGACATACAACTGTTTCTAACACCCCTACACTGTGTCTTTGGTGCTGCATTAAGATATGTAGCAGACCAAGCATCAGAAGGGGAATTAACAAGCCCTGAAGAAACTCCAAGACCTACAGAGCTTCCACCAACAGCATTCCAAGTTGTACCATTATAAGATATAAGAGAACCTAGATCTGTATCAAAGTAAATAGACCCAGTAGCAGGAGAACTTGGCCTCTGTGCTGTAGTACCACTAGGGGCATCCATCCTATTACTAGCTGTGATACAGCAAGAAGTAACACAACAGGCACATACGTTCCTGCTGTTATCAACCACTGTGGTTCCATTAATCTTATAAGCCATATTGTTTTCCTATATTCTCAGTCAAAGACTATCGTGAATATTAAACCCAAGTAGTTCCATTGTAAGAAACTACAGTACCTACATCTGTATCAAAAAAGATGTGACCTGTGTTTGGGGATGCAGGTCTTTGTGCTGTAGTACCAGAAGGTATTGTGAGGACGTTAGCTGATACTATCGTCCCCTGTACTGATGGTGTTCCTGAAGGAATGTTTTTACTGTCATCAATAACAGTTGTACCACTAACCTTTAGAGCCATTCTCTAGTTCCTCTACTTTACCTTGTAGACACTTCACAGTTTCAATGAGTGCACCTACCAAGCCATTATAGTTGACTGATTTGTAGCCATCGTCATCTGTTGTAACAAGTTCTGGGAATGCTTCTTCTACTTCTTGAGCAACAACACCCATTGTGTACTTACCTGAGTCTTTCCAGTTATAGTTCACACCTCTGATCTGACCGATCTTACAGTAAGCATTATCTACTGTAGTGATGTTGTCCTTACATCTGCAGTCAGAAGTAGCATTGATGTCAGGAGCTACGACACAGGTACTACCACACACTATTGGTGATTTTGAACAAACAGTTGCACAGTGGCATCCAGTTGTTTGAGCACCATAAGACTTAGTAGTTAATTTTTCTGAACCTGCATAATATGCAGCTACAGAGCCATTATTTGCTGCTGTTAAATAAGATGTCCCACCAGAAGTTTCTAAAGCTAAATCATTGCCTTGTAGCCTTAGATTTCCTGTGCCACCTTCACTTATTACACTGTGACTTCCATTATGAAAAATATTTAGGTCACCACTTGCACCAAAAGTAGCACAGGAATTGTCAGGGAACTGAACACTGCTGGTAGCACAAATAGTAGGGGCTTTAAGGCAGTTACTTGTACAAACACACGAGAAAGTTACAGCATCTGTTGTACCTACGTCTTGACCAATAGAGAACTGAGTACCAGTTTGTGTAATACCTGTTCCTGCAGAGTAGACAGCAGTAGCAGCAACTTGTGAGAATGAAATGTTAGTTGTACCAAAAGTAATTGTACCTGTGGTAGACATGACATAAAGCTCACCAGCACCTTCATTACCTTCCAGTACGAAGAATGCATCACCTTCACCCAGTGCATCTTTATCTGAAGCACCATAGCTGTCAGCATCTGTAGCACGAGTAAGAACCCAGTTAGTAGATCCAGAACCTACGTTAGTAACTGTGTAGATACCATTCTGTGTAGCATCTGTTTGTTCATAAAGAAGTACACGATCATTGAGAGATAGTGTAACACCATCAATACTAAGAGCAGCCTGTGTACTGTTATTGGTAAGTGTAGCACCTACACCATTCGTACCATTGTCGTAGGTAGCACTTAGGTTACCTTCTCTCTCAACACGTACAGGGTCATGGTAGTGTAGACCAGCAGCAGCAATCGTGTCAACGTATTCTTTAGTTGCTAGTTGGCAAGCCTGAGTTGGGTTACCTGCTACACAGACAGAGTTAAAGCAAACATCAGAAGAGTTAAAGTTTGCAAGTGTAGAAACACAACCAGTTACGTTACCTGTAACATCACCTGTAAGTGCTCCATAAAAGTTTGTACCACAAACACTTGTAGCATTTGTAATACACTGAGAGTTAGCATTAAGGTTTCCACCAAGAGTTGGAGAAGTATCTTCTTGAATACAAGTAAGAGCATCACCTAAAGTAAATGCTGCATTAGACCAAGCAGATCCAGTATAAATTCTTAGTTGATTGTCTGTTGTGTCATAATAAAGAGCACCAGTAAGTAGGGCATCACCATCATTATCTACAGATGGTTCTCCACTCTTATCTCCAAGGTATCTGTCATCAAACTGATCGTATGATGATGCAGCACAAGATGCTGAAGTTGCAGCAGCAGTCTGAGAAGCAGATGCACAACTAGCACTTGTAGCTGCAGCAGTAGCACTGGCAGCAGCACAAACACATGATGCCTCTGCACATGTAGCAGAACCTAAGATATCATCAACATAAGTCTTTGTTGTAAGGTCAGCATTGTCAGTTGGTGTATAAGTCGTAGTTATCTTATTGGCACCCATGTCAATGGCACCAGTCATAGTACCACCAGACAATGCTAGTCTTGTATCACGTTGAGTATCTGTGTACGTCTTTGTTGCTGCATCTTGGGCTGCAGTTGGATCACCTAGCCCTGTGATCTTTGATGTGCCCATAGCAATAGCACCTGACATGGTTCCACCAGTCAAGCTAAGTTTTAAAGCATCTTGTGTATCAACATAACCCTTACGAGTCAGTGTATCATCTGTAGTAGGTGTAGCTGTAGAGGTAGCTTTGTTAGCACCAAGGGAAATATCCCCTGTCATAGTGCCACCTGATTTGTTTAGCTTAGTACCTAAACAAGTTGTAACAGATGTATAGAATGCAGCATCATCGTTGATAGCTGCAGCTAGTTCATTAAGTGTGTCAAGGGCATCAGGTGCACCCCCAATAAGGTTACTAATCTGTGTGTCAACATAACATTTATTGGCTGCATCCCCATCAGCAGTTGGATCTGCAACAGAAGTAATCTTAGCAGACCCTAGATCAATACCTGCTGTACCAGACATGTTGATGTCACAGAAAGTAGATGTACCTGTGGACGTTACATCACCAGTTAAGTTGCCTGTAACGTTACCAGTAACATTGCCTGTTACATCTCCAGTCAGATCACCAGTTACGTCACCTGTAACGTTCCCTGTCACATCTCCTGTAAGGTCTCCAGTAACATTTCCAGTAACGTTACCTGTCAGATTACCTGTTACATTACCTGTGACTGCACCTGTAACATTACCAGTGATATCACCCACGAAGCAAGTATTAGCTGTGACTGTTGTCCCTGTTACAGCACCTGCTGTGCTACCACCAATAACAGCACCATCAATAGTACCCCCATTGACATCGACTGTAGCAAAAGTACCCTGTCCTGTCGTGCTAAGTGTAGTAAAGCTACCAGCAGCAGCAGTGGTGGCACCAATAACAGTATTGTCAATATTACCTGCATTAATGTCTACTGTGGCTAGAGTTGAAGTTCCTGTGCTGCAGAAGTTTGTACCACAGATGGTATCTGAAAATGTAGTAACACCTGTAATACCTAGTGTTCCTCCGAAAGTACTGTTGCCTGTGACTGTGGAGGTTCCTGCAACAGTAGCATTTCCAGCAAGGAATAGGTTTTTAAATCTGTTTGTAGTTGTTACACCAAGATCAATATCATCGTCAGTGGCAGGGACAATGGCACCATCTTGTACTCTTAGTTGCTCAACTGGATTTGAAGACACTTCTGTAAAAAAGCTAACTCTATTATTTGAAGTATCAATACAAACCTTATTATTAGCATCTGGGTCTGCAATAAGTGGGACATAAGCACCTTCAGTTGAAGTGCCATCATGTTTGTGTCCTGTGCTTGAGTTAAATGCATCCCTTACACAGTTAAACTCTGCATTAACTGGTGCAGCTTTAATTACTGCACTTGCAATAATGTCTGCTGCACTCTGTCTACAATAACCTGCCATTTATAGTCTATCCCCCACTCCAAACGTCACGACAATACCTTGGATACTGTGTGAAGCATTAGTGTCATTTGTCACATATTTAAAAGCCACTGACTTTCCTGATCCTGAAATATTAGTTCTTTTTACTGGTGCAGGGTTGCCATCAAAAACAGCAGTGCTGTCATATAGTGCCTCATTATAGTAGGCTGCTGCATTCTCAGTGATTAAATCAAAGTTATTAGGACTTAATGTATCAAAGTCTTCATAATCAAATAGAACAGAAAGAACTATATTATTATCGCCTTCTGATCTTAAATAAGTAGCTACAGTATGTATAATCTTACGTTGCTCTGGATCTTGCATATGTAGAAAAGGTGTTTGATAAACACTAAATATTTCTGATCCATCAAAGTCTGAACCTTGTTCTTGTCTGTGTACTTTACCAGAACTATCCCCATGAATTACATATTCATATTGACCTAAATACCCACTGTCTGCACAAGTAGCCTGAATACCTAAAAGCTGACCAAACTCTAAAGAAATACCACCTGATTGGTTTTCTCTAAAACCTGCTATAATACCAGTTGTATCTGCCCCTGAAAAGAATAGTCTTAACTGAGATTTCTGGTGGATAACTACACTAGATAATCCATTTAGATCAATGTCAAAGATAACATCTGTAAAGATAGATTGAATGTTCTTTGAAAGAGATTCAAGGTTTACGTCACCAATTTTATTAGTACCTGAAACTGGTCTTAAACCATCTTGAGATAAGAAGAGAATATCCCCTCCAATCTCTACAACACTATCTGTTGCTAGACATCCAAGGTCATCTGTAACTTCACTTAAAACAAAATCAGATATATTGTTACCTTGTAGTCTTTTAATGTTTGTTGTACCAAAGATAAAAAGTTGATCTCTGAATGGTTTAATAGCTACAATAGGAAAACCTACATTAATAACACCACCACCATCTGCAGGTGCCCACTTTGTTTCGTCATCTGGTGCACTGAAGTAAAGGTTCTGATCTTCTGCTGGATCACCTGCTAAGAACATGTGCTTCTTAAAGACTGCAGAATACTTAGGATCTGTAGGAGCATTAGCATGTGTGATTTGAGTGTACGTTGTACCATCGTAGGTAGCAGCAGGATTTACACCATCTGTAAGAAGAACTTTAGGGCTACCAAAATTAAACCTAGTAAAACGTACTTTTCCTACACCTGTCATTGTAGGTGAACCAGAAGTAGTTACTGCAACCCAAGCCTCTGTAGTATCGTCCCAGTAGTGTAAGTAGTTATTACCACTAGAAGGTGCACGAGCAGCTAAGATACCATCGTTAATTCCATCTGCTACTGCTACACCAAGTACACTTCCTGTACCTGTAACCTCACCATAGTCGTTACTAAAACCACTGATACGTCTGTAGCCACCTGTAACAGCAGGTTCATAGTTGACTAGCAACGTAGCTGAACCAGGTTGTCTTTCACCTTGAGATAGAACATCTCTGTTAGTGTTAAGACCCCCTTCAGCAAATACTTTAAATGAACCTAAATTGTCTGCCATTAGAGAACTCTACCCAGTACTTGGTTAGAAGAGTTAATTCTTTCTACTACAGTTGATCTAATACGTAAGGGTTCATCAACAAGTATTCTTCTCATAGACTTGATACCCTCTTGGAACACACCTTGGTGTACTGCAGCACTCTGCTCATTAGATCTGAATCTCATCATGTACATCATAGCACCATCAATGATTACATGTTTAAATCTGTCTGGAATAACTGTTGTATCATTGTAAGCAGTTAGGTCTGCAGGGAATGACCAGTAGATGTACTCAATTTCGTATGCTTCATCTGGAATAGGTGTTACACCAAACTTCTCTTCATTTGTTTGGTAGACAAGGGTAGGTGCAGAAATACCTGTTTGCTCACCTGTGTCATCAAAGTGTCTGTACCTTTGAATGTACTCATCATAAGTAATACTAGGTAAAGACATAGGTGTGTTATCAACAGATGTCAACTTCTTAAGATAAAAAGTCTGCCAGTCTGCTCTAGAATAATCTGCAGGAAAGTCATACTGTCTTGTTCCTGCAGTTAATGTTTGGGTATAAGTATTTTTTAAGAAAGGCCACTCTTGGCCTGTCTGTAAGATATTTCTAATGGAGTTATTTACTGCTTGTTTAGCCAGTGACTGCACGTTACGTACTGTACCAAACCCATCACCAGCAGTATCTAGTGTGACTTCATTCAGTCTAGTAAGTAATTCATTAACTAGTGTAACGTAAGTAGCCATTACAAAAATCCTTCAGATAGCCTAAAGGGGCCAGTCTCCCAGCCCCTAAAGTTAAATCAGTTATGCAAGCAAGTCACGATCAACTTCGTCTGCACCTTTGGTTGCTTCATTCACATCAACAACGATTGCCCATACACGAGCAGTCACTGTTGCTGCTGGAGCAGCACCTGCAGTACCTGTTACGTCAATGGTGTCTTCTGAAGCAATGATACCCTGTGTTTGAGTACCGAATGCAAAGTCACCTGCAGAACCACTGTCAACTGCTGTAGCAGCCATAAATGTAGTTGTGCCATCAGTAACTGTAACATCGTAGTCTGCTGAATCCATTGCATCAATCAACTCAACACCTGCTGCTAGAACAAGAGTACCTGCTCCAACAGTTGGACCTGTTACTGTACCAGTTGAAGTTGGAAGTTCAACTTGCTTTTCAACCATGATTGCTTTTGAAAGCAAAGAAGTAGATTTAGCCATAAGTCAATCCTCCCTTACGCCAAGTTATACTTAGCAGTTACCAAGGCTTCTGGCCTTAGAATTTTTCTGCCATATAGGTGCATACCACGAACGATGTCAGCAAAGCTGTCAGGATCACGATATGTTTCAGTCTTGTTGATCTGCTCTGCAGTAGCAACTGCTGAATCATGACCACCAACGATAACACCGAAGTTATCTGCTTGGTCAGAATTGTCTACAGTATCAGAACCTGTACCAATTTGTGGTAGGTTTGAAGACTGATAGATTCTGAAGCCATGCAAGTTGTTGACGACTAGACCATTACGTAGTCCACCTGACTCACCAAAATCTGCATTTAGAAGACGTGAATCTTCGTCACGTAGAATTTCCATGAATACTGGATCAACTACAAGCCATCTACCTGATTTATCAACTTGTTGTTGATCAAGTAGACGAGCCATACGAGCTACGATCATGTTAGGTGATACGTAAGCTGTTGGTAGTGCTGTTGCACCTGGTAGACGTGCAGCAACAGGAATAGAGTCACCTGTTGAACCTGCTGTAGTCAAGTTACCGAAGTTAGGAAGAGAAAGCTTCATTGAAGAAAGCAATTCGTCTGAACCTGCAGTTGTTACAGCTTTATCACCATTTACTTGGTCATTCACTGTGTCTGCTGCAGTGTGTAGTGCAGACTGCTTATAGCCTGACAGATAACCTAGAACTTCTTGGTCATGCTGATCAGCCAAACGATATGCTGCACGATCAGTAGCCAACTGCATAAAATTGGCGTGACTGTGAGCTTCTTCGATATCATCGATCTTGAAGGCGAAGTAGTTGCTCTTGTCTACGACTAGAGAAAAGTCTTCATCATCAAGGTCTTGTGCTGTGATCTGTGTGCCACGTGCATAGGACGACACTGAAATTTCAGGCTCCTTGATAATTCTGACCGTATCACCTTGGGCAGAAATCTCTCCGAAATAATCAGAGTTCGTGATATCACCTACAACTGTGCTCTTTCTAAAAGCAAGCTGTACTTTTTTGGAATAAATGACGCTGGAGAAATTACCGTTTGGTAAATTTCCATAGCCACTTGCTGTTGTAAAAGCCATAATTAATCCTCCATGATATTTGGCTTATGAATAAAGCTTAAACACCTTGAAAGGGGCTGACGTTCCAGGGTAACACTTACGTGGGCCTGTAATAGATCAGGTAGTTCTTTACATAGTTTAGACTTTTAAAGGGAAAAGTATCGTGTAGAGGTAGTCCCTAAGGAGGCTCTACTTATAGATACACGTAGTTATATGTAACACTTTGAAAGTGTCAACCTTTTATCTGGCTGCACCAGATACATCGTAGACGAACTTACCAGACCTCATGGCCTCGTTTATCTCGTCTTGACGTTCCTCAAACTCCTTGTCTGACATCTTAGCTACATCAGACTCTTTGATCTGACCTGATGTACCTTTGGCATCAATAGAAGTACGAGATCCTTTTGTAACAGATGAAGCTGCAGCTTTACGATTATCTCTTTTGGCTGCATTTGTCATACCGTTATCAACTTTATAAAGATCAATCACACGAATCACAGAAGCAGGGTCATCCATGTTTTCATAGAGAGCATCCTTAACCCACTTAGGCTGTGCTTCTGCCCAGTCGTGGAACTCATTTGATTGTCTTAACTCATCGAAGTCATCATGAGATTTACGAATAACATTCTCTGCTTTCATTCGTAGTGCTTCATTATGAGCTTCATCTAGTTCTTGTAGACGTGATTCAGCTTTGCTGAACATCTCTTTTGCTTTCTCTGAAGCAATCTTTTCAACAATACCTGCTACATCTGGGTACTGTTTCGCCCACTCTTCGATGTCTTCGTCAGACTTAGGAGGAACAATACTTTGTTTCTTCTTTCCTTTTTCAAGAGCTTCAAGGCGTTCATTCCATTCCTTTTCTTTCTCTTGCATGTGTCTGCGTAGATCACCATAACGTTTCTTGAAAGACTTCTCTTCAGCACTTAGTCCTGCTGTGGCATCGTCTTCCTGTGCTTCCCCTTCCTGGGATGCTTGTTCTTCTTGTTGGGTATCACTTGTGGCTTGTACCTTGGTGTCCTCAGTTGTTTTGCCACTGGATTCACTTTCAGTAATTTCTTCACCACGAGCTTCTGCCTCTAATCTTGCAATCTCTTTTTCTTCTTCTTCCATACGTTTTTGTTTACGTGCGTAGTTAGACCCACGTTGAACAAACCCTGCTGTCTTAGGGGATTCCATAGTATTTAGTTCAGGCATAGTATATTCCTTATGTTGGGGCCAGGGTTGATTCCCTGGGTAGCCTTATTATTTTTTCTTTTTAGCCTTAGTCATTAGACCACCTTTGTTACCTGCTGCTGCAGATGTAACATAGTCCTGCATTGTTTGTTGTTGTTCCTCAGTACCACCTGTCGTAGTAACTTCTGAAACATTTCCAGAATCATCAAGAGTAACTTGTGTGTCCACATCTTTGTCTGCTTCTTTAGCTGCTTCTGCTAGAGCAAATAAAGGTGGATCATCATCATCCCCTGTCAGGAGGGCAGTTCTTTTCTTATTAGTCTCTGTATCTTTAAATATAAAGTTACCTTTTTTGTCCTTATCAAAGAGTAATCCTAGTCTATTCATTGTAGTCTCAGCTTTTTTATTACCATCTGCAACAATGTCTTTTAGGAATTTAACAGCTTCGTTAGACTGTGAAATATAATCTTTTACTGCATCATCAATCTGCTTTGCCTGGTCTTCCATACCTTGTGCTCTAGCAATAATGGCTGCTGCACGTAGATCAGATATTTTTTGCAGACCCATTCCAGTCTGTGCTAATCCTGCTCCAAGCATTCCTGCAGGACCAAGGGCTGCACCTGCAAGGGCAGTACCTATTCCACCAAGCTTTTCCATCTTACTTACTTCAAGTGTTTTTGCGTAAGCTAGAGGATCTGTCCAATCTACATCTTGACCCCACTGTTCAAACTCGTTTCCTGAGGTAGGTGTTGTAGGTGAAGGTGTTGTACCACCATCGTCACCAACAGTAGGTTGTTGTTCCTTCTGTGCTTTCTTTAGGGCTGAAGAACCCTGTACATAGTAAGGTGGCTTTGTGTACTGTTCATCAGAAGCAGGAACAATCTTAGTAGATCCTGCAGATGAAACAAATTGAACAATACGTCTATCACCAGTTTCTGCGTTTACGTATGTTTCAGTTCTAGTGATGCTATCACCTTGAGTACTAGCTTTATCAAAAACAGATCCACCAACTGTAGCCCAGTCTGAAGGATCAAAACTACTGCCACCTAATTGTTGTGCTTGCTGCATGTACTCATCAGGCATTGTAAGAACACCTGCGTTAGCTTGTACAGGCGTAGGAGCAGGAGCACCAGCCTGTGGAGCACCACTCATGTTCTGTTGGATCTGCTGTGGAGTAAGAGGCTCACCACCAATTCTACCATTCTGTTCCATAGACTGCAAGCCTGTCTTGGCTTTATTACGTAAGTTCTCAAAGAAGTTGACTCCATAGTACCTAAGAACATCAGCAGGGACTACGTACTCACCTTCAGATAACATTGCAGGAATATCATCTCTGACTTCTTTAGCTAGTGAACCAGGAGGGATATCGTTACCAGAGACAGGATCTTTCTTCATGCCATCATCTGCAACACCACCATACTCAAACAACGACATCTGTTTCTGCATATTCATAACTTCACCACCTTTGTTAAAAACTGTAGGCTTTCCTGGTTTATCTTCTATTTTAAGTTCTCTTATCTTTTTAATTCTTTCTGCAGGAACATAAGAAGATTCTTTACCTGTCTCAGGATCAATTCTTTTATCACCTAGTTTAGCTTTTTTAGCTAGTACAAGAGGGCCAACTTGAATTACTTCTTCTGCTTCAAATACAGGCATCATGGTATCTTTATCATAAAAGAAGCTATGACGCTCTGGGTTAAAACCTACTTGAATCCATTCAGGATCGTCCATTAAAGAAAGAGCTTTTTCAAAAGCTTCATCATCAGATAAACCTTGCCATTTACCTTTCATAGTAGCAAAGGGTTGTTTATCTACCTCCCCTTTACCAACTTTACGCATTTTTTCATTTTTACGTACAGGGTCTTTACCTTCAATGTAAAACTTAACGTCTTTAAGAACAGCAGTTCGACCATACATATTTTTTCCTGCACCAGTAATCTGTGCAACCCAAATATCTCTCTTGTTATATGCAGGGATATCTAATCTAGCTGCAACCTCTGAACCTACTTCAACATCCTCTGTTAAACCAATAATACCTTTTGAAGCTTTATTCTGACCCAGTGCATCAAGACCACCAACCATATCCTCAAAAGAGGTAAGCATACCTTCAACATCTTCTTTTGTAAATTTTGTAGCAGGTTGGTTTTCACGAATATATCGTCTGTACTCTGGTCCAGACATTCTGTCTTCTTCAAGAGCTTTGATTTGTTCTGGAAATTTTCTAGTCTGTCTTCTTTTTACTTCTTGTTTTGATACGAGATCTCTTGAAGAGTAGTCTTTATCAGTATCTGAAATGCCTAGTTCTTTTCTTTTATTACTAACCCAAGCATTCCTTAACTCTTGGCTTTCAATCATAGCCAAAGCTTTTTCTTTATCAACGTTACTGGTACGTGATACCTTAGGAATATTACTTGCTACATCCATAACTTCGTCTGTTTGACGAGCCATGTCAGCACCTTTACGTATCATGTTCTTAGCTGCAGTACCAAGACCAGGGATCAATCCAATAGCCTCTGTTCCTACGAGCATACCAATCTTGACGTAGTTAGGTTCTTCTTTCTTAAGTTCGTCTTCAATCTCTGCAACAGTAAAGGCTGTACCTACACCAGGAAGACTCTCTAAAGCAAACTGACCTACATCCTTAAATGACTCTACAGTTTCATCAAGGTCAACAGGTTCTACACCATAGGCTCTGGCTAGTGCCAGTGGATCTTCTTCGTATACGTCTTGTACTGTTTTATCAGCCATACCACCCTCATTAAAACCCCTAAACTTACCAATTAACTTACTTAGATCTTTAGAGTATTGGTCTGGGTCTTCTCCTTCAGGAACTACAATGTAGTCACCTTTTTCTAAAGCTTCATCTAAAGCATTTTCTTTATTTAATACTGCTTTACCATTTTTAATTCTTACTCTAGGTACTAAAATATTTTGACCATTTAACTCATAGCTTTCTGTATGAGCAGCACCTTCTTCAGGATGTAAAGGATTATTTTGATCTATAGCTTCAAGAAACCATCCAGTATTTACAGAATTACGTAAAATGTAATTTTCTCTTTCTGTAAATTTATTATCCATTTACTTCTTCCCTAAGTCTTTTCAACCTACGAAGACAGGCCACATGTCCTTGCAACCTGTAAAAGTCTTCTGGTGTTGTAGTCTGTTCCATCTGGACATGGGCACGTTCAATTTTAGCGTCCATCTCTTCCAGGAATGCTTCCCATATGTCTTTATTATTTACGAGTAGTTTAAGGCTCATCCTTGCCCTTGTCCTGTGTTGGCTGAGAACCCTGGTTCACCTGGAGTAGGGGCACTGCCTGTGCCTATCTGACCTCCACCAGAACCCTGTGTGTCCTGTGCCTGTGCTCCTGCAGGTACTGCACCTTGTGGTGCTGCTCCTGGTGGTGCCTGAGGTGGTGTAGGGGGTGGATTAGCTTCTTGGAACTTCTTGAGGATCTCAGCTTGGATTGCTGCATCTTTCATGTCGTTTGCTACTTTATCAGGATCAAGATCCATTGAGTTAGCAATCTCTCTGATAATATAATCCATTTTAGCAAATGGTGCAAGTGCTGGATTCTGTACAACACCCAAGAACTGCATTAGACGTTGGCTACGTACTTCGTTAGCCATCAACGAGTTTGTACCTTCAGCTTTAACTTCTAGGTCACCCTTAATCTCAGGATCAAAGTCAAACTGCATGTTGAAGCTGAAGAATGCTTTAGCTAGTGGACCAAGTAAGTAGTCATCAATATTCTTTACGACAGTCCTAATGCTACCGTTGGCAGCAGACATAAGCATAGAAATACCAGAGGCAGTACGACCAACTCCTGATACGCCTGTCTGACCATGTGCGAAGGAAGGGAAGCCAGTTGATTCATCTGATAGTTGCCTTGCCTTGTCGAACATCTGCATGTTCTCGTTACTTACATTGGGGAACTTGGTGCCAAAGATGGCCTGTCCAGGTGCTCCCCCCATTCTGCGTAGGACTTTGCCTGGGTAGATAGAAAGGTCTTGCCCAGGAGCTAGGTTTGTTTCATCTACTTCAATAAGCAAATTACCTGAAAGTGCAGCATTATCTACACTCATACGCATAAACCCATTCATTAGGGTCTGTGTATCATCCATATTCTCTGCTATACCTACCCCAAAGAATGAGTAAGGATTTACTTCGTATGGGACAGCATAGTATGGAAGGATAGCAGGAGTAAAAGGATTCATTACAAGACGTAGAACTTGACCATTACAGATCCAGATATTTACTGAAACTTGATCTTGATCTTTTAATTCTTTTGGAATGTCTACATCATGATCTTTTAAAATGTCTACGTCTACGTATCCCCAGAACTCTAGAACAGAATATCTTTCTGCTCTAGTTTCTTGGTCTGCATCTTCCATAACTTGTTCCCACCACTCTTTAGTGTAGGATTCTCCAAGTTCTACTGCAAGATCAATAGCGTTAGCTCTAAAGAAAGGTCTGTTCTTTAGACCTCTCATTTGAGAACGAGACATCTTATGACGTTCTACAACGTATTCTGCTTCATCCATGTTGTTAGCATCTGGATCAGGGTAGAAGTTCCAGATACTTACAGATGAAGTCTGTGGAATAGTTTTATACATAGGGGAGTAGTTCCCCTCATCATCCCAGTTAGGGTACTCTTTATCTAGAGCAAATGGCCCCTTCATAATACCTGTACCAAAGAGAGCAGTCTCAAAGGCTGTATTACGTAGTTGCTTGCTTGCGTTAGATTCTTCTAACTGATCATGAATTTTCTTTTCCATCTTCTTAGCTGCTACCATAGCAGGATGGAAAGTAGGCTGTGTAGGTGTAGTACCTGGACCTTCTTTAAGATCATCCATCACAGGTTCTAGTTTAGTTTTAAGACCACCTAGACGTTCACGTAGATCAATAATTGTTTCACCAGGTCTTAACTTTGTGTCTTCTGGTGACATCTCAGGTGCTTGACCTGCTGCTTGTTTTAGCTGTGGGTTAGCTTCAAAGTGTACAGCTTCTGCAATTCCATCAGGAAGTCTAGTAGGATTGATGCTGATAGGAAACTTGTGAGAACCAAACAGAACGTCTACCATCTGACCGTATGCTGCTAAAACTTTGGTCTTAGTAACTTTAACAAATACACGAGACTTTTCTGTAGACGTAAATTGTACATCAGGACCGTAGATACCTCTGTAGTTTTGGTATGCTTTAATCCATCTTTGTTCGTCTGTGTATCTAGCTTTCTCAGCTTTACTGTAACGATCTTCTACGAAGCCTACAATAGTTCCTACAGTTGGGTCACTAAAGACTTCTTCTTCAGATATATCATCTGCGTAGGAGGACGTTGCCTCATCAATAGACAATTCGTCTGATTCAAAAATGTCATCTTCTTCCATAGGGATTCCTTAATAACCAAATGTGGGGTCTGAAGCCTGAAAGCCACTTCTCTGTGAGGAGGGATCAAAATCAAATATGTTACTTCTTGGCCTTGTCATTACACCATATCTTAGAGCATCATACAAGTGATCTTCAGAGTTTGTGTCTACGTCCTCAGGGTTTCTTTTATCTAGAGGAATAGAGGGAAGCTGAGATATAAGATGAGTGCAATTAGAAAATATGACAAGTCTTGGTTCCTCTGTAAACTCATCTATCTGTAAACGTCTGTGTAGTTCATTCTTACCTGCTACACGAGAACCTTTTGATCTGTCTGCTGGTCTCCATCGACAACCTCTCATAATCATCTGTTCAGCAAGGCTAGGGCCAGTATCACCACGATTATGCCAAAGAGAAGAGTCAAGAACTCCATACCTGATCTTCTCCTCTTGTTCAATGTCCAGGATCATGTCAGCCAAATCAGTGGCTATTATCTTAGATACATACAGCTCTCTGTACACAATTAGCTGTTCAGATCCTGGAACAACTGCAAACCAGACTACACCAGTATAGGAACCATAGCCATAGTCACAAGCTCTGAAACGAACCCAGTTACTTGGTATGTCGAATGGTTCAACAACGTGTATGCGTCTGTTAAACTCTGGGAAAGCTGCTCCTTCGTTAATGTCCCAGTCACCTTCAAGCAACTGTCTTCGCTGATGTTCAGGCAAAGATAATAGGTTGGCTTCATACATTCCATCCTCAGATAGATAAGGGTTGTCAAAGAGAGTGGCAGGAATAAACTTACGTTTAAATAGAGGCTCACCCTCTCGACTGTGACCCTTAGGCCAACATATTACTTCACCATGTTCATCTGTCGCCCAGAAAGGTTTGTCTGGAATACTAGGATCAATGAAGTGTTTCTTTACCCACTGATGACCTGGGCCACCTGGGTTTGATGTTGCTCTCATGTAGAGAGGTAATCCACTGGCTTTTGTAGCACGTAGACGTGACCTCATATAGTTCCAGGCATAGGGGCTAGGCCACTGTGTGAGTTCGTCAAAGCCAATCCAGTTAAAGGCTTGACCTTGGTATCTCATAACGTCATCGTCACGGTCAAGGTAAGACATCCAGAGTGTTGCACCGTTGGGTGCTACCCAAGTCTTGTCCCTCTCCATAAACTTAATTCCAGGGATGGCCTGAGGATAAAGCTGCTTACTTACAGATATAAGTTCTCTAAGCTCTTCTGTAGACCTACGAACAAGTAGCATTCGTGCATGTGGATTT